GTGTTGGATTTAGCCACCAAAGAAATTATTGGTTATGCCTTATCAACAAAACCGGATTCGAAATTAGTGAAAGAAGCCTTAGATAACGCAATTGAACGGCAATTACCGGATACGACAAGTTTGATGTTCCATTCAGATCAAGGTTGCCAATATTCATCGGAGGAGTTTAGGGCGCACCTCTTTGAACGGAAAATAACTCAAAGCATGAGTCGGCGAGGTAATTGCCTCGATAATGCCGTGATGGAAAGATTTTTTAGGAGTTTAAAGACAGAAAGACTTAACCGTTTATCGTTTATGAATCATCAATCTGTTGTCTGTGAAGTTGAAAATTATATTCAGTTTTACAATTATTATCGACGCCATTCAACGATTGGTTATTTAACGCCACATCAAAAATATCATGAACTAAAAAATGCCGCTTAGATCTTCTACAGAATTTGTTGACCATTACAAAGGCATCAACGGTATCAAAGCAATCCGCGAACAGATTAAAAAGGGCGGAAATCTCCGCCCTTGCCTTGGGTTTGGTGTAATACTGCTTGATCAGCAGTTTTTGATATTCTTCTTCGAGACTCACGTGATCACCTCATTCACCGCGATGTTGTCACTGACGATGGTGAATTTTTCATCAACATCGGCGTTTAAAATGGCACTCGTCCACGTGTTGCCATCTTTTGCGATTTGTAGGTCAGAGACATAATAAGAACGCGCAATGCGGTTCAAAATGCAGTAAAGCGCAGTCACCTTGATATTTTCGCCAATGCGATAAAGGGATTTGACCAGTTCGTCTTTGATCTCCTGTATCGGCACAGGCTCGTTGGCTTTTTCACGCGTGGCAGTCAGTTTAATCTTGATTTCGGTGATTTTAGGGCGGTCAAATCGGTATTCATGCACCACCTCAAAAAAAGTGCCGTCGGATCTCACTATCTTGTCAATGTATTTGCCTTTGATTGTTCCTTTAAGGCCAGTCCCCCCTGTTTTGTTGCAAGCGAGGCAATCCACAATGGCCTGATTTTCACCTCCCTCAGCAATCACCCAAATCGAATGAGGCGGAATATTCAGTGTGTCACTCTCGTTCGTGGTGTTTTCGTACACCACGGCATCGGTCACACCTTTGACCAGATTCAACCGGGCAGCGATGCCGCCTATCGTGCTTTGACTGGTATTTTCAAAGGTTTTTAACCGTCTGCGTCGCAAATCGCTGTCGCTTTCGTTTTCCTTGCGTAACAGCCCGTTGATTCTGGCTAAATAATCAAGGTGGAGCCCTTCGGCCTGTTCGGGCTTCAAGTTCTGATAGAGCTTTTTCACCAACACCAAACATTCGTGGGCAATCCGGCTATAAATCGCAACGCGCTGCCCGTCCGGCGTATCTTGTGAAAGATTGATATCACTGCCGTAAATTGTTTTAAATTCAGCAATCAAGGTTTCAATCAGTTCGGGCAGCGTTGCGATGGTGATACCGTTTTCATCTAACTTGATATTCACTGGCTGACCTCCTGATTAAGGTTGCGTGTTCGGTTAAAAACATCGGTGTAATCCATCGCAATGTGTGCGGTGAAGTCGGCAACCTTAATATTGAGCTTATCGACGCGAACAACGCCCTCCGTGCCTAATGCCACCTTGTAGATTTCACGGCGCAAGGTTTCACCCGTACCACGACTGCCGAGTAGTTGTAGCCAGTCCAAGCCAAATTCAACATCTAGCCACCAATCGGATTTGAAACACTGCAAACGGGATTTGATATTCTGGTGAATTGCCTCGCTGTCAATCAGGTAATCATCAAGCGAATGACCAAATCGCCAATCGTTGTGTTCGGTTAACTTTGCTGTTTTCACGAAAATCACCTTCGGGTTATTTTGGTTTTCCGGTGCTGTCATTACCTGTTTCTACGCCTCCGTGCGTATGGTTGCCAACATCGATATTGCCCACTGTTAACGATTGCTGGGCTGCGATTTGTTGGGCGGTGATAGTGCCTTTCACATCAAGGTTACCGTCAATGGTGACATTGAGCTTCACGTGGATATTGTGGGTAAAAAGATGGTCACCTGCGGTTGTCGCCACCTTCGGTATGGCAAATGCCCCGTTACGATTGCAAAGTCCCAAAAGCGCGACACAATCGCTATAATCATGCAAGCGATTTTCTGCCCCGCGCACGTTGTCGTTGCCTATCCACCAATTATCAATGCAACTATCAAAGGTGAGTAAAATGCAGTAATCGCCCACAGCGACCGGATAAGCGGTGTAGCTTCCGCCCCCTTGTGACCAAGAGACAGGCACATCGGGAAAAACCGGAAATGCAATAGCGTGAATTTCATCATTAATCACCACGTTTTTTTTAGTGACAGGCTGACAATCCACCGTGGTTTCATTCACCTTAACCACTTTGGCAATCAAGGCACAGCCAATTTCAGATTTGATATGATTGGCAATGGTTTTCATCAGTTCGATATTCACACCTTACTCTCCTTAACCACCACGTAGTTTTTTTCCTGCTGGCATTGGCACGTCATCGCCCACTCACCTGTGTCACTTTCCCCTGCGTAGTCAATCGCGCAAATGCGATAAACGCCGTTAAGATGTGGTGAAATTTTGCTATCTATCGCCACCTGATAGCAAATGGATACATTCGGATTCAGGACGCTTTTAAAGGTCAATACGTTTTTATCGTCAAGCGTCGGCGTTTCCATCAATCCAGTACTCACACTGATTAATTCCGCTTTCCCGTTTTGCACCTCGTTTCGTCTCAGAATATGCAGCTGTCCGTTGTCGATGTAGAGCTGCTCTTTCTCATCTTTGAGCTTGCGTAATTCATCAAACGAAAACCCCGTCATGATTTTGGGGCGACTTAATGGCGATTGCGCGGTCACTTTGCCTTTTTTCACGCCTGTCATGGTACTCAAAGCAGCATCGACCGCCTCAGACTTTGCGGTCACGGCTTTACTGATGGTTGCCGTACGAAAAGCAAACCCACCATCGGCAATTTCCAGCGTGGTGACTATCTCAGTGCCTTGCTTTGATAAGGTGACTTTGGTGACAGAGCCGGAAAACAGGAGCTTCAATCCCGTGGTCAGATAACCTACTGAAAGTTGAGCGGCAATATGCTGCTTGCGGTATTGGAAATCCGCCAGCGAATGACGACGCGACGGCGACAAGTTAAACAACGAAATTTGCCCGATATTGGGGCGGTCACGGGTCAAATCCTTCGAAAACGAAAAGGCGATTTTAAACGGAGGGATAATCTTTATTGCTTTTTTGCCTTCAGTAACCAATAACTCAAAATCACGGAGAAACGGCGTTTGACGGTTCAATAGACGGCCTCCTTTTCTTCTTCACCAACCAGCAGATAGAGATTGACCCTGCCACTGGCAAAATCATCCAGCAAGGACGGCTCAATATCCGGATTGTCACGGGCGACAGCCACAATCGTAAACGGCAACCGGCTATCGTGTAGCAGCGGTACGTTAAGTGAAACCGCCACCCCGTGAATGGTGATATTCCGATAGGTAATATCCATATTCCACGCTGAAATACTCGGATGAAACGTTAATGTCAGTTCAATATCGTCAATATCGGTTAACAGCGTGTGCGTCTGAATCGGATCGCTTGATAGGTTTTCGATTTTGTACATGTTAATTCCAACTAAAAAAACGCTTAAAAAAGGCTTTGGCGCCTTCTTTAACATCGTAAGTTACGGAGGTTGGTGTTTGGCTCCCGTTGTTTTTCGCCCCACTCATTTGTGCTGCCCCTGTTTTGCTCATCCCTGCGGCGGATTTGTTGGCAACAGGGGTGATATTCACCTGCTCAAAGGTGACAAAGCGCACTTGCTTCAGGGTTAAGGTGAACAGCAAAAAGCTGTCCTCATTGCTTTGTGAGGTGGCGAAACTTTCCAGTGCCATGTTATCGAGCACCTGATAGCCCATATCGACGCTGATCAATTCCCGATTTTCAAAAATGCCCGTGAACGTATCGACAAACTGTTGCGCAATGCCGTTACCCGATTTGCTGCCTGTGACCGTGTGATAAATTCCCTGCGCCGTGTTTTCGACTTGCGTTTTCAAATCCAGGATCTGCTGCGCTTTGCTGTTCATGTCATTGATTTTTTGTCTGACCGCCTGTGTCCGATTGCCTACATAGCTATCAATAAAACCAATTTGCCGATTGAAAGACTCAAAGACGGTATTTTCACTCCGCAAACTTAAAAACGAATCGGAAATCACCCCGCCTATCGAAATTTGCACAGGGCTAAGGTTAATGTGATCGGCAATCACAACGCCCGTTTCCAGTGGAATATCGCTGACGGTAGCACTACGTTGCGTGGTTTTATCCGTCCAGACATAGGCAGTGAATCCCGCGATGCCGATTTTTTGCGTGGGCGTATTGGAGATGTGATTGGAAATGACTTGAGAGAGAAAACTCAAAATGCGCCTCCTCGTACCAGCTGGTCTTGGCTCAGCATAGGGATATTATTGTGAACCTCCCTGCCAATCTGTTGACCGATTGCCCTGTTGCTACCTGCCACATTCACATTAATGTTGTTGGTCTGTGAGGCCGAATTGCTGATCACTTTCTGGCTGTTTGTTGATATGTGATTGATCGTTTGACTGGCTTGTTGCAGCCTGTCATTGGCGAATTCCACGTTTTTGGTGGCTTTGTCGAGTTCTTTATCGGAATCGCTAAAAATACTTTTGATGGCATTCCACGTACTGCTAAATATTTTCTTCACACCATCCGCCACTTTTTTAAATTTGTCGCTGATGATGTTACCGATATCCCCAAAATTGCCGGAAAAAAGCGCTTTAACGATTTCAAGCGGTGCGGTGAATATCGTTTCCAGAATCTCGCCCACCGATTGTAAACTAGCGGTCATCTCCTCAGTAGTCTCAGTAGTACCGCTCGTGAAAATCCCTTTAATCCAATCCCACGCAGCGACAAACGGCGCTTTAATATCTTCCCACATCTGGGTGAAAAATTGCGTGACCGCGTCACAGGCATCGTTAAAGGTTTTCTCACACCAATTGCCAATTGCGGTGAATTTGTCACTGAACCAGTTAACCAGTGGTGAAAATATCGCTTTTAAATCCGTCCAAAACTGCACAAACGCCTGTTTTAGGATGGCAATCACCGTGTCCCAATCATCACTGAAAAACGCTGTCAGGAAATTGGATAAATCGGTGAAGTCTTTGATGATTTGATCCCACATGGCAGAAAAATAACCGATGACCGTATCAATCATTTTTCGCACATCATCGGGAAATATTCCCCAACCTTCCAAGAATTCGCCAATCACGCTTTTTCCGCCGTTCAACCAGACGTACAGGTCTTCAAAGGCGGCGATAATCGCTATTATCGCGACGGTAACGACAAAGAGAACAGGATTAGCAAGAATCGCGGCGCCAATCGCCTTTATCCCTGCCGTGATAAGCGGAAATACTTTCACCAGCGCCAACGCTGCCGGAACCAGCAGCCAAAAGCCGTCAGTGGTTTTGTTGAGAAAAGTGATTAATTTGGCAAATGCCCCCACGACGCGGGCGATAAAACCAATCACAGGCTGCAACCCTTTCAACACAAAATTGAAAATCGGCGCAAGCGTGGCAAACACTTTTTCTGAAATCTGTTGCAGTTGCAGTAAGACACTGGCGAACGTGCGCCGAAAATTTCAGACTGCTCTAAATCGTCTTGGGTTAATGCACGACCTTCCGCGACTTTTTTCTCAAGTGCTGCCCACTCTTGACGGGTTTTGCCGATGGCATCAACCATCTCATAGGAAAGCCCAACCTGCTCGGCAAGCGCCGTTCTTGCGCCTTTATCCTGTATGTTATTTATGGCGGTGCCCGTTTCACGCAACAAGACGTTGGCATCTGTAATGGTCAACAAATTCTGTAGAAGATCTAAGCGGCATTTTTAGTTCATGATATTTTTGATGTGGCGTTAAATAACCAATCGTTGAATGGCGTCGATAATAATTGTAAAACTGAATATAATTTTCAACTTCACAGACAACAGATTGATGATTCATAAACGATAAACGATAAACGGTTAAGTCTTTCTGTCTTTAAACTCCTAAAAAATCTTTCCATCACGGCATTATCGAGGCAATTACCTCGCCGACTCATGCTTTGAGTTATTTTCCGTTCAAAGAGGTGCGCCCTAAACTCCTCCGATGAATATTGGCAACCTTGATCTGAATGGAACATCAAACTTGTCGTATCCGGTAATTGCCGTTCAATTGCGTTATCTAAGGCTTCTTTCACTAATTTCGAATCCGGTTTTGTTGATAAGGCATAACCAATAATTTCTTTGGTGGCTAAATCCAACACACAGGCTAAATAGCTCCACCCATAGTGATGTCTAATATACGTGATATCCCCGACATAATAGTGATTATGCTGTTCAGGGGAAAATTGTCGTTTAAGCAAATTAGGGGCATATCGATGTTCGTTACCCGATGAGTGATAGTAGTGCTTTTTCGTTGGTCTAATTGCAACTAATTGATTTAATTTCATGATGTTCGATATTTTATAAGTGCCAATTTGGTGCCCTAAACCCTTTAACTCGGCTTGAATACGTCTTTTGCCATAAATTTGACCCGATGTATAAAAAATACGTTTGATTTCGCCACACAGTCTTTCATTTTCAACTGTCGGTATTTTCGTTTCATAATAAAAACTACTGCTGCTTACTTCAAAAAGATGGCATAACTCAGTGACCGTAAAATTGGGGTACATGATTTTCAGTTGCTTCACGATTTTGAGTTTTGATTGTCGAGGATGAAGTAAGCCGCGGCTTTTTTTAATATGTCATTATCCCTCTGAGCACGCTTAAGTTGAACTTCTAATTCTTGTATGCGCTGTTGCTCGGGTGTTAACGCTTTTGATTTTACAGGCGTATTCCCATTTAACTCGGCAAGATATTGTTGCTTCCATCGTGATACGGCAGATTTACCCGCACCGGATATTTTTTCAACTTGGATATTGCTATATCCACCTTCAACCATGAGTTTTGCATATTCCAGTTTTTGCTTTCCGCTAAAGGTTACTTTTACTTTTCGGGTCATATTTATACCTATAAGATTTTGCTTAATTATAAGCTATAAATCTCTACAGTTTTATTAGACCACTACATTTGTCGATAGCGAGATGAAAAATTACCAGAGTGATATTCTTTACTCAGTCAGTACCACGAAGGGAAGTGGCTATATCTATGTTTTAATTGAGCACCAATCCACCCCTGATAAGCTCATGGCTTGGCGATTGATGCGTTATAGTATGTCGGCAATGCATAAGCATCTAGAGGCCGGACATAAGCAATTACCATTGGTATTCCCAATACTCTTTTATTGTGGTGAACAAAGTCCTCACCCCTATAGCACGAATTGGTTGGACTGTTTTCATGATAGAAAACTAGCAGAGCGTATTTATACCAATCCCTTTAAGTTAGCCGATGTCACCACACTTGAAGATGGTGAGATTATGCGACATAAGCGAATGGCTTTGTTAACGCTGATACAGAAGCACATTCGCCGAAGGGATATGACAGAGCTTTTTGATGAAATTGTGACACTGCTGTCGTATAATTATTATACGGATAATCAAGTTATCACCCTGTTTAATTATCTCATCCAAGAAGGTAACGCTCAAAAGCCAATGGAATTTATCACCGAGATAGCCAAACAATCAGAGAAACACGAAGGAGCACTTATGACTATTGCTCAACAAATTGAAGAGATCGGAATCCAGAAAGGTATGCAACAAGGTAAAGCAGAAGGCCGTCAAGAAGGTAAACTTGAAGCTCAACTTGAGATAGCAAAACAAATGCTAATAACAGGCATGGACAGGCAATCGGTGATGAAATTTACGGGTTTAACTGATACTGAAATGAGCAACCTGTTTAAAGATTAAACGATGACAGAACGAAAAAAGTTAAGCCTCAATCGCCCAAGAAAGGCTTCACAGGAAGAACAGACCTCAAGTACCGCTGTTTACGGTAAAAAGGTCTGGGTCAATGCTACGCCCAAAAAACAGGCAAAAAAGCCTCATCCTCCCAAAGTAGCAAAACAGCAACCCAAAAAGGTGGTTGAAAAACCTAAACAGGCAGTGAAGGTTAAAATTCCAAAACCACTGACACCGCCTAAAAAGCGATTGCCGTTAGAAGAAGCCATCTCACAGATAACCACATTTTGGCCTAATCTTTTTCCCGATGACAAGTTGCGCCCAATGAAAATTGGTATACAGCAAGATATGTGGCAAGAAGTGAAGGAAAAAAACTTACCAATAGCCAGAAGGCGTTTAAGAGCCTGTTTAGGCAGTATTGGACATCACGCTAATTATCGCGCACTTTTCCAGTTAGGGGTTAGTCGTTATGACAAAGAAGGTCAGATAGCTGGAGAGGTCACCCAAGCGGATGTTGAGGATAATTTGCAACGTTTAGCACGGCGAAATAAGCAAAAATTCAAGTAATCAGGTCTACGCTAAAAAATCCAGTGCAGACCTATCCACTATCACCGCAAAAAATACATTGCCCCTAAACTGATGAGGTTAATCGCGACCGTCACCCCAATAATCATCCAAGCAGTTTGCCGTAGAGTGCTTTCATTTTCTCTTAAATGATTGCCAATATCGACTTCAATCGTTTTGAGTACATTTTCTTTAGCCTTGTTGAGATGATCTTGAAAGAGAGAAACCGATTCAAGCATCGATTTTGATAAGATGCTGAGAGAGGTTGAGTTTTGATAGTCAATCTTCATGTCAATCTCTTTGGCTTTTTCTTCGATAGCTGCCCTTGATTCACTAGTAATCGCCCGTAAGTTTTCCACCTGTTGATCGAGATCGGTAGGGAGTCCTTTTATAGCTAAATCAATACTATTTAACTGATTGGTTAATTCTTTAATGCTGATTTCAATTTGTTTTCGTTGTGCTTCACTAATTGATTCAGGTATTTTATCGAGTTCCGCTTTTACTTTGTCTGGCAAAACTGACGTTAATTGATTAACTAATTGCATTTGTTTGTTGAGATTGTTATTCAAGTCATCTATTTTCTTTTCAACCTCAATGTAATCTTCTAAAAACGCCTTAATTTTTGCATCCTTTAAATCATCAAAATTATCAAAATTATCTTTCATAACATTACCTTTTAAGCATTGACTAAATTTAAATTATGAAAAGCGACATCTAAATCAGCGTTAAATCCATTCATCAACATTTTTATTGCTCTTAGATTAGAAAGTTCGCTTCGCTCTTCACGGCTGGAAGCAGAACGTATTAACGATTTGAAATCACGGTTATCGTTGTAAACATCGTCATAGTTCAATTTGTTTTTAGAAAGCACGTCAAATAAATCTGTCTGATAAATGACAGACTGTTTATTGTTATAGGCGATTTTTGAGCAGTTTGAATTTTCAAAAATCAGGGGGTATTGTTTTTCTATTGATTTATCTTTGTTTGCCATATTAAATATAAATTTAACACTATCAATCTCGACACCGAGATCAATTAATGATTCAACCGTTGAAATTGAATCAAGTTGCTGTTTTTTGGCTGGTAGGACTGGGATTAGATAATAATCTATCAGATCGTGACTTCCTTTATAATCATTCATTTTGACAAAAAATGTTTCAATATTTGACGCTCCAATGTCAATAATTGATACATCGGTTTCATCTATTTTCTTCATTATTTCATCAAATTCTTTTGCGGACATTTTTTCATCACTTGTGCCGTCATTATTAATTGTTTCGACTCTAACAATTTCAGCGTTTTCTAATCTTGGTAGTAACATCGTTTGGCAAATGGTGGATTTACCGACATTCCCGCTATTATTCATAATGGCTAATTTTAAGAACATTTTAATCCTCTTTTAAAAATTATTTATCTTTGCGCTTATCCAAGCACTAGCTTGAGCAAAATTAGAAAATTTTTGCTTTTCCAGTTCGTCTAATGATATGTTATGTTTTATTGCTCTTAATGCCAGATTTTCATTATAACAAATAGAGCGATAACTCATAAAGGTATTTTTATTAATGCCTAATGCATTTAACTCTTCATCAATGGTTAGTTTTTTTGTTTTTTCTGTGATTTTTTCCTTTCTTATTTGTGATTGACTAATATCATTTTTATTCGTTTTAAGAGTGTTTTTCCTGTTTTCAGATAACCGTTTTACGGCTCCAAAAACTGATTTGTAATTTAATGTTATATTAATTTCTTTATCGTTATTAAGGGTATTAATCAGAACTGATAAAGGAGAATAAAGCATAGCTTCTGTCAAACTATCATAGATATACCTCACTAAACCTGTTATTGCACCTTTCTTGGTAAGATCTACACCATCCTGACTGATAAAAGATAAGATATCTTTTTTTAATTTATTGTAAAAATCATCCAT